TTGTCCATCGATTGCTGGGCTATCGTCAGTAACCTTTGCCACATAGAAAGTAATATTTGAGTTTGTCGTTAAATAACTAGCAAGGTCTGGCGAGCGATAAAGCTGTTCTAGGATGTCGTAAAACTTGGCATCGAAGGCGGTTCGTGCGGTCGTATCTGCTCTAGCAACATAGGTGATTGATGCGGGGGTTCTAAATACACCAGAAAATGGCATAACCTCTTCGCCGCTAATTTGTGCTTGGACAGTAACGCTCGGCATCGTCCTAGCCGTGCCTCTTTCACTAGTAAAGAAGTTCACGCCAGTAATCCCAGAAACTACATTAAGGAGGGCATTCTCAACCTCCCTCTCAATAGAGGCCATTAGGTCGTAATTTCCGCAAGCTCAATGGTAAATGAAAGGCCGTCTGTGCTTTGCGAAAATCCTCCGATCATCCGCTCCACCCCGCTAACTGTGCAAAGAGAGCCTATAACTGGGGCAGAGATTCCAGAAGCTAAAACAACTAGGCTTTGAGTCACCCTAAACACCTCGCCACCTATCTCTAGCTCGCTTGCCGTGGTTAGGTCTGTAACAGAAGCAGAAACAGAGGCAGAACCCAACCCGGTGACGGATTGATATAGGTCTTGAATCATATAGGACAAGTCCGTTGCGAAGTAGGAGGTGCTGATAGTGCCAGCCATAAAACCACCCCTTATGTCAATCTTGAGGAAAGTATATGGCTTTTATCTTGTCTGTTATGTATATGCCGCCAATCTGTTTGTGAAATGCAATATGCTCGCAATCTGTTCCAGTATATCTAATTCCCCTTATCTTGTCGGCCTTATAGAAAGCCATCCCACCAAAAGCTGAATTAGCAAACATCGCCCCACCAACCGAGCTTTTAGTTGCCTTCTTGAACTCATCTTTTGTATCTGGATATTGCATATCACCAATCCAATGAGGTCTTGTTCCATCCTTAAACTCTACCGCCAATAGGTCGTAATATACCCACTCCCTATCCATATAATGAATTGGCTCACCGGGATGCCACGGAACATACTTCTTTGGCATAAGCCCCATAATTGCCTCGGCGTTGTTTTGTGGGGCATAGGTTTCTAGTCCAATGAACTGAAACAAGTCTAGGTCAGCAACGCACACCCAGTCCGGTTGCTGTGCCTCTGCGGCCATAAGGGCTTCGTTGCGGAGATAGGCCATTCTCTCGTATCTAGTCAGTCCCTTTGCTGGGTTTGGGTTATGGATTTGAATAGATGGGCATAGCTTTGTTAGGGCTTGCAGAATCTTTGGCGTATCGTCTGTGCTATCGTTTTCTAGTATTATCCCAGACAAATCCCAATTCTGCCTCAAGGACAAAATAGATGGGATATTCGATAGGAGCGATCTTGCACAATTCCTAGCCAAACCGCACAAGAAAAGTTTTGGTCTATGCGTCATCGGCAACGCTCTTGTCTTGAATATGATTAAAGAATTGGTTTAGTCGCACCGGCCCGATTGTCTTTTGTAATTCTTTCCACCCATCCACAAGCCCCTTGTAACCATAGAAATCTTCCTTAAACTCGACTTGCTTAAGGGTTGTGTAGGCATAGTGATTGAATACCAGCCCCCAAGTTTCTGTGACTCCCCTTGGGACTAGCCTTGACTGGATGTTTAGGCGGGGAGGCTCGTGGCTAGTGAAGCAGACATTCTTTCCCCATTTCCAAGCCCTCATCCATTCATACCAACTAGAACTATATCCTTCTCTAGTAACTATCTTTTTGTTTTCTCCTACAAAGAAATTACAATAAAACTGCATTGTGCACCCATCCTCTGCTCCCTTTAGGCATTCATAAATCCCTTCGATCTGTTCTGCTCGCCACATCTCATCAGCATCCACCTCCATAACAACCCCAGAGTCTACTCCTTGTAGAGCTTGTTGAATCATCTCTAGCTTTCCGTTGAATGCCTTGTCTTGAGAATAGGCCACCACATTCCCTCCTTGGATGCTCTCAAGGTATTCGTGCGTTCCGTCTATGCTCTTAAAATCCTTGTGCCACTTGTCGGGAACTTGCCTACACCATCGAGTGCATCCTAGAGGCTCGGACACCCCCTCCACAATCCTCCACTCCCACGGAATCTTTAGCTTTTGAAATTCTGCTAGATGCCTCTGGATGTAGGGCATCCCATTGAGGACGATGGTAAAGATGGTTAGCATTTTTGATAGGCTTCATTATATTGGCCAGCTTCGGTCTGCTTATAGTCCAAGGCTTTTAGCTTCTCGACACAAGCGGTGTAATTTTTCCCTTTTGCAAAAACTCCATCAGTATGAAGAATCTCAAATTCAATTCTTCCAATTCCATATTTTTCAATATCAAAATTCAATATAATTTCACAATCCAATCCCTCGGTGTCTATATAGAGCCTATCGCATTTTGTTATTTTATTTACATCAAAAAACTTGTTAAGATTTGTTGCTGTAACATTTATTGAATTAAAATGATTATGGCCGTGAGTTATTAGGTGATTTGTTGATGTTGAGGCGTGTCCATTAAGCGACTTTACTTGTGGAATGTGTAAATTTACTGACTCAATATCATTCGGGACAATCGCTAGGTTGTAGAATTTTGCTTGCTTGAAATCTAAATATGTCTGCTTGCAATCCTCAAGTGCTTCTAGGTTTGGCTCTATAAGATGTATTTCTTCGATGCTCTCCCTATTCTTTAGGCAAAAATCTAGGATATGATCTTTCCCATCGTTGCACCCGATTTGGACAATATTCATAACTGGAATATGGCCGCACCATTACGAACCGACCAATCCTCCCAGAGCAATTTTCCAAATCCCTTTAGCTTGTGGTAGTTCGCCCAATTCTTCATAGCGTTAATATCGTCCAAGGCGATGATCGCTTTCTCTGCCAAGAATGGCCTTACGCATCGAAGTTCTGCTTCCCCAGAAAACTCGCAACCATCAATCAGCACAAAGTTAAAATCTACATTATGCTCAAAGTGGATGTCCTCGATGGCGTTGGTGCTATATGGTTGAGCAAATTCAACACATTCGTGATACCAACCAAGAACTTGATCTAGGGGATATTGGTTAATAGTTGTTTTATTTGTTCCGTAAAACTCTGCTACATCCAACTGGTTCATCCATAGCTTCGGTAGAGTTGCCGTGCCGTTGATGGCAACGCCTCCCCTTGCCGATAGGTTCATTGAATGCCTACCGATGCGGTCTGGGTGGTTCTCAATGCTGAATAGCCTTTTTGTCCTAATACATTGAGTTGAGCCATCCCCGGTTCCTCCACCGATCTCTAGGCCAACATCCAGCCCCTCGCTGTATTTTGCAAGGGCTTTGCCAAATGAGTCGTTAATGGTTATTTCTTGCATTTTGCCATCCCTGCTAATGCTTTTTTGATTGCGTACTCAATCACGGCTTCTGGGTCGTGCTTTAAGGCAAGCATCCCAGCCTCATACAATTCCTTCCCCGCCTTTTCATCATAGGTAATATCCACCAGCACATACTTCGTTTTATCTATGCTAGACTTGCCGAAGGTAATCACACCAAGCCCCTTCGTATTCTCTCCCTTTTTCGATTTCCTACATCCAATTATTTGTTTTGCGTTTTTCATAGATCGCTTTTCCTTTCTCGTAGAATTCTGGCTTGTTGTGGTTCTTTAGTTGTTCGTCTGGTTGCCCACCATTAAACATAGGGTTATCGTGTTTGAATTGGATTTGTCTAGCCTCAATCACCACTTGTTCTGCATAGGCTCTATCCGTGAACTCGTTGTCGGAATAGATGCCGTCCGAGTCTTGGTAGTCTGGGTGGAATAGATGCCCCTGCTTCTTGAGCCTAGATTGCGTTAAAATCGCCATACAAAGCAGTTTATCTTGCCGTAGCCCATCTGATACTGCCAGCACCTTCTCTTGCGTTGTATCCCCAATGGCGGTCGAAATTAGGGCATCCCAATGGCGGGGAGGTGTCCAATCATCGCTCATTTGAATAACAATATCCCCTTTGGCTATTTTTGCCCCTGCGTTCCAAGCGTTAATCATCCCACCCGGATTGCATCTAATGGCTTGATGGGGGGTATAGTCGGTGGGGTCATTATGATCGACCATAAAGAGCCACTCAATTTCTAGGGGCTTCTCGGCCAAAGAAAGCCACATCCATCGCCTCTGCCAAGCAATCTGTGGCCTCCCCCTTGTAGCGTGAATAATGCTAATCTTGGGGGCTGGTCGCATCTTCTTAATCTTTTCAGCCTCCCCAGCTTCCCCAACGCATACCGATGCCGTCTCGTACAAGTCCATCGCTTGCCAGTTGTAGATTGCCTCGACAAGATTCCAGTAGTGGGCTTTGGGGCGATGCAAAGTCAGACAAGAACGAACTGCCCCATAAGCCTTTATCCAGTTTCCCTTACCAGACCAATGATTTGCGATATAGAAATAAGCCTCTCGCCTATCGGGTTGTAAGGCTACGGCTTGTCCAAGATAAGAAAGCCTTTCATTTTCTGGAACTGATCTGCCCAAGTTACAAAGCACATCATAGCGAAGCGTGTCCTCTAGCTCTGGGAATGCCAACGCTCGCATACTTGAATCAATGCACTTTTCAATTTGACCAGATAGGAAATACTCTTGGGCTTGGTAATAAAGGGAGTTGGCGGCTGGGGCAAGCGTATCGGCCAAGATGTTTAAGTTCCTCTCTGCACTCCTCGGCTTGTATCCGTGGGGCTTGTGGATTCTGAAAATCTTATCCACGCCAATCGTCTTGTTTGGCTCTTTGCAAACAAGCATTTCGTGAACCCGGTTCTTCCAGCTACAAGTGCCTTTCTTGGAAATTTCTTCTCGAAGGGGAATGAGGCCAGCATTATCAACATTGTATTTTAACGCCACAAGATGAGCGTCTTTTTCAATGGCAAGGTCAATGGCCTCCTCGACTACCTTCGTCCCATCCTCGGCCATTACATCGTCAGCATCGACCCATAAACACCACTCGCTTGAACAAGCCTCAAGAGCCGTGTTCCTTGCTGTTGCAAAATCGTCTATATGATTCCAATCAGTTCTTTTATTCTGGTAGTGAATGATCTTCGCTCCAAGCCCACTCGCAATCTCCTCGGTCTTGTCGGGTGTAGCTGACCCCCTAGAAATACAAACAACCATTTCTTTTGCGATTGGGGCAAACGACTTGAGGCAACGCTCAATGTATTCTTCTTCATTTCCAGCGATGAGATAGACGGATATAGGATATTTCATTTGGGATTTCGACTAAGGATTTCTTAAGCCACAAGAATGTCAATCCATTTTATGGATTTGGTAGTTGTGATGTTGGAGGAGTAAAGCTTGTTGTGTATTTTGCTTCTCCTTTTATTATTCTTAAATCATCCATATATCCCATATAAAAATTTGCTCCACCTCCACCATTGTTAATATCATTTGCAGCAATAGATAAATCAGCAGTTCCAGAAAGATCATCCCCGCAGACAAGTGTATCTATTGGGTTTCCATCAATAAAGAATCTAAGGTTTATCCCTTGTCTGGTTATTGCAAGATGTGTCCATTGGCTTGAAGTTATTGATGCAGATGCTATAAATGTTTGCTCTGAGGACATAAACACTAATTCTCCATCATTATAGAATGTTTGCCAAGAGTTCGTTCCGTCTGCGTCCCATTTTGCGGCTATGATTTGGAGTCCTTCTCCCTGCATATATAGCCAAGTTTCAATGGTAAAATCTTCAAGTTCAAAATTAAACAAAGAATTATCTGCAACAGATAGATAATCTCCAGCTCCATCAAAATATCCAGAAGCACCTCCGTATTTTGATTGAGCGGTGCTAATTTGTGCGTCACCATTTGCAGTTACAGTAAATCCATTTAATGATGAATCTATAAAATTTGTAGATGCATTAGTGCCATTCATATGCAGTAATAACGACACTTGCTCCGCCGATGGGATTATTGCGTTAGCCGCTGTTCTGCTACCGCTTAATGACATTCCGTAGCCGTAGTGTGGCATAGAATTATATCAAGCGGCGGTGATGGTGATAGTTCCTGTAACTCCAGAGGCAAGAACCCATCCAGTTGTTGGAATTTCGGTTAGAGTTGTAGATGGGTTTGTAGCAGAGGTAGCAGTACCAAAACCCTCTTCTCCTAATTGCTGAAGTATGATAACCCAAGTTCCGTTTGGGTCTGTATTGCTAGTTCTATACAAATAAACATCGTATCCCAAAATCCCTACATTACCCCATTCATTAGGCTGACCAAAAATCGTTCGTTTTGTAAGATTTATTGGGCTTGTTCTGTCTACGCCAACATTGGTGTCATTAAATCCTGCAAGAGTAATTATTATCGTGGAGTAAGGAATCCCGCTGGGTGCAGGTGTGGCAGAAGAAACAATGCGGGTCTTGCTACCGCTTACGGACATTCCGCAGCCGTACCTAGCCATTTAGTCTCCGATTGCTAGGACTACGCCAGAATGGATTTGAAAATTAGAAACATCTCCAGCAACATAAGCACCAGCGGGGATAGTCACGGAGTTAGCTAGGGTCACGCTTGCAATCGCATTCATACCAGTAACGGTAGATGTGATTGAGTAGAATTTAGTTTCTGTAATGGCAACTAGGCCAGCAAATGTGCCAGTAACGGAACTTGCCGTTGTGGTTACATACTGTGTACCGGGTCTAGCGGCGTGGGAAATTTGATCGTAATAAGGTTCGGAATTAGATAGGTCTGCCATAGTTTTATTGTCCTAATGTCAAAAGAAAAAGGAGGAGCAAGGTTTCCCCTGCTCCTCCTTCTTCGGAGGAAACAACCAACCAATCTTTAGCTGTAAGTCGTGGTGATACGGACGGCGGCGTTCGCATCAATGACTTTCTCGGCTGTGTTCATACGAACACGGAGAACATTGGAGCGACGAGCTTCGTCACGATAGCTCTCGGAGACGAAACCACCGGGGGCATCTTCCGACCAGACCAAGGTGCGACCCAATCCACCAGCGGTGAACTGACCAGTCGAAACATTGGCAACAACAATCTTGGTGTCTGGAACGATGAACGAACCAGAGTAAGGCTTGTTCTTGTTAGCAGAGTTGATGGCCGCACGACCGATGTAGACTTTATCCACACCGAACGCTTCGGCAATCTGTGCTTCATCGAGCAAGCGACCACCAGTATTCGACACAACTCCGTAGAACTGATTTTGTAGGAGGGTGGTACGACGAACCCGCTCGTACACATTGGCCGACATAATGACCGCATTGGCCGCATAACCCAAACGATTGAGAGCCAGCTTGCCAGCCGCAACATCCGCAGGGGCGTTGATGGTTGCCAAGTTAGCTTCGGTGTAGTTAGCCGTGGGGCTTAAATCAGCCGTAGTGAAGGGGGTCGTTGTTGCGAACAACAAGTCAGACACCCGCTTTTCGTGGGAGAGCTTAACTTGTCGGAGCAAGAACTTCGCCGTTTCGGCCTCGATTTGGAAAAAACGATTTGCATCCGAACGAAAACTATCGTCGAGGAGTTCTTCCAGTCCCGTTTCGATACAATCGTAGTTATCGGATGTGAATTTCCGAATCGCACGAGCGTATCCAGCACCAGCAGTACGCTTCGCCGCATCGGCATCTAACAGACCAGCATCAGCCGTCTGCACTTTGAGGTAAGTTCCACTCTTTGCCGGAACGGGCAAGAGAGGGAGAACTTCCGCACCGATCAAGCCGATCTCTGCGGGAGATTCGATGAGGGCTTGGTTGATATCAGCACGAATGGTCGTGCCACCAGAAATAAAGCTCATTTTATATTATTCTTTCTTTGTTTGTTGTTGTTGTTGTTTAGAACATCGGAATTGCGATTTCGATAACAGCCGATGAACTTGTGGCCGCTTCGAGTGCAACACCAGCCGTCACCAGATTGCTGGCCGCTGAAGTTACCAACCCAGACGCATCAAATTTCAACAGATCACCGACTGCGGCGACCCCAGAAACTGTTGCGAAAAAGGTCGGATGAAACAACTTACAAGCCACAAAGCCACCAGCGACAACATCTTCTTGAGTTACGCCGATTGCTCTGGTTGCACCAGTTACCGCAACATTAACGAAGCCAGCCGTGGTGGTGTCGGGCTGAACGAATCGGTACGCCGAGATGGCAGAAGCCGAGCCGAATGTGCGAAAATTACCATCAATTTGAGTAGACATTTTCTTTTATCCTTTGGTTTAGAGTTTGGTAATACCACGAGACAGAGCCTCGCTATATTCCTTGGGGTTAGACAGCATCACGGCTTGCATAGCCTTGAGCTTTGAAGTTCCGTAATCGCTGTGGGCGGCCACGAGTGCTTCAAAAGTTTTGGGTTCAACCTTCGCAGGGGCTTCAACAACTGGCGAAGCAGAGATGGGCTTAATGCCAAACTCGGTGAGAACTTTCTTCACGACTTCGCTCATCTCTTCCTTGGTATCCTCTTTTTCAGAAGGCTCAACCTCAACAGAGATTTCGGGAGCAGAGGCGGCAGTTTCAGAGGGCTTCTCGGAGGCCATCTCCTCTTTCTTAACTTCTTCTTTGGGTTTCATCGCCTCTTCCAAGGCAGAGAGACGAACCTTAATTTCGTCCATATCTTTCTTATAATCGTTGTTTTCCATATTTGATTTGTCCTTTTTGTCAAGTGGAGCTTCCTCCACGGCT